ACTTCTAGTTAAAAGCTCCTCTGTATCATAAGCAGTAATGTTATATTCTTTAAATATAGTGTAAGTAGTACCTGCATTATCTACTGTAAAGGTAATCTTAGTTTGCTGATTATCATGGTCACATACCAAGATAGATTCAATTACAGCACAAGTAAAGTCATCGCCACTTGGAGCTGTATAAAATGTTGTTAAGTCTGTAGTTGTAAGTATGCTGTGCGCTACTTCTATTCTTTGTATATATTGTCTTTGTGAGGATAGATCCATTATCTTCTACCTCTAGTTCTCACATTTAATCTTATATTACCAACTTGAAAGTCTTGATTTGTGCTACCTGTTACGGTCATTTGTACTTGTCTTGCTGTAAACCTAGCATCAGTATATCCGTCATTTTCAAAGGTAAAACTACCAAAGTCTGTTTCGCTTCCTAATGGGGTAAACTTACCTTTAAAACTTATTGTTACACCTGGTAATGTGTTTGCTTCTTCATCTGGAATAATTTGATTACATTGCACATAGTTATCGCCATTACCTAATTCTATTGGACCGCTAGTACAAAATGGTGCATCACTATTTAAGTTTGGTGAATTAGATAATGTGGTTGATTCGTGTTCGTAAACAAAACCGTTTGAATCACCAGCAATAGGATAATCAAATGCGCCTTGGTCAATCCAACAGCCTCTATCTAAAGAACCTATAGACCAGGTGTTTTCTAAGTAATTCCAAATAACATATTTGTTTGGTGTGTATTGTTCCTCACTCACAGGAAAACCCCACCATATTTCATTAAAGTTAGAGTTATGTCCACCCCAAGAAGATTGTCTGCCTTGTAAATTTAATTGGTCGTATACATAATCATGCACATCACATTTAATTTCTCTAACAACGCCATCATAGATAAAGAATGAGTTTTCACCCATCCACGCAATAAAGTTTCCTGTTTCCACAACTGATCGTCTACTTACAGCTTTACAGTTTGCACCTGCTGCGGTAATACCATACACAAAAGGAGAACCCACATAGCTCATTCTATCAATACCAGTATCACTAAAGACTATGACATCGTTTTGATATTTAACACCTAATAATGCACGACCACCTGTAGGTATTTGCACATCACCTGCGGTATTAGTAGCTTTAGATGTCCAGGTATTTCTATCTTCTCTATCACTCCAAGATATTTTTCTAGGGTCGCCACCAGAACCAATAGCAACTAAATGCCTTTCATTAGTAACTAGAACAGCTTTACAACCTGTAGGAGCGTTTGTTACAACAGTAGCAATAGTATCAGCTGTACCGCCTGAATTAGGTTGCCATTTATATATTTTGCCATCACCAGAAAAACAAAAGACTAAATCTTCACCCCAGTTATCAAAAGAAAAATGACCTGCTGCAAGCGGTAATCCAGATTGACTTCTAGCATCACCATAATCTTCTACATTATAGTGATACGCACCATAACCAAGAGGATCATTATTAGAATCACTTACAAATCCTGTTGGTGTTATGTCAGTCCAAGCGTTTTTATATAAAACATAAACTTTTTGTCTTGTGCCAACAGCTAAAACAGATTCACCAAGATTGTCCTTATAGGCATACATACCTATAGGCTCACCAGTTAATGCTGTGTTTCTTAGTTTAGTCCAACCACCAATAGGTTTAAGAAATCCGTTTTCAAAACGCACAAGATTACCGTCAACCCAACGACCTTTGTTAGAATAATCAGTTCCATTTTTGACTATTCCAGCTGGCGGAGTTACAGGCAATAGTGCCATATTATTCTCCTAAATTATATTGCAGATGATTCATTAGCTGTTTTTTTGGCAGCTTTTACAGAATCAGTCCAAACAGTTGAAGCTATACCTTGAACATCTGTAGATTCTTCAGAAACATCTGTGTCTGTATGAGTCCAATTACCATCTTCATCTTGAACAGAACTTACACAATCTAATGAATGTCTATGAAAAGATCTTGATAGCTCTACACCATCTTCTTTGATGACTGTAGCTGTTCTTACTTGTATAGTTTTGTAGTCTCCTACAACTTCTATTTTATCTTCTATTATTTCTTTTGTTATTGCCATTTTTTTCTCCTATGTCCGTACCTAGAATCCACTAGGTATATTAGTTATTATGAATCTGTGTAATATACAAGGTTAATATCTATATCTGTATCATTTGCAAAATTAGTATTAGTAACTGTAGTATTACCTGTACCATCAAATGCGTTTTCATAAAGTCTTATATAGCTATTACCATTTGATAAATAAGCATTTACTGGTTCTCCACCAGTATTTAAATTTTGTCTATCTCCTATGGGATTAAATACACCTAGCGAGCCAATGCTAATAGCAAAAGGTAATCCATTTACATCAGCAACCCCACTAGCAGTTCCTTTACTACTTAAACTACAATGACATTGCAGATATACTAGACGACCTACTTTTAAATATTTTCCTTGTTGAGAGTTGTGAGTTATGCCTGTTGAACTTTGACCAAAAGTAATACTTGGAGTCCAAGTACCTTCTTCATAGTCATCTAGTGCGTTAGCTGCTGCTGTATCTCCATTAAATGATATACCACCACCTGTTTGAATACGCATTTTTTCTGAATAAGTAGAGCCATCAGAGGTAGATACATGACCAAATGATAATACACCATCTGAAGCTGCGTAACTTCTAAGAGTACCAGCTACAATTCCAAATCCATATCTTATATTTGAGCTTTGATAAAGATGAAGTGTTTGTCCATTAGTAGGTATATCAGCTCCTAAACTTAATCTAGCAGCAGGACTACTAATTCCAATTCCAACATTCCCATCAAAATCAATGCGGACTTTCTCTGCTGAACTAGCACCACCACCTGCTGTTCTAAAAGCAAATTGTCCACCAACACCACTTGCACCATAAGAAATAAATCTTGTTACATTGCTACTAAAGTCTATAGCAGCAGTAGATGTTCTATCATCTGTTAAAGCACCACTTGCTAATATTGCACCATTGACTGTTAGTTTTTCTGAAGGACTACTCGTTCCAATTCCAACAGCATTAGCTGAAGAATCTACAAATAAAGTTCCGCTATCCCAGTTTAAATCTCCTGTACCACCAGTAAGAGCTGTAAGAGTTCCAAGACTTGTAATATTAGGTTGAGCTGCTGTAGCAAGTGTACCTGTTATAGATGTACTTGCTGATAGGGTAGTAAAAGATCCAGCTGCTGCTGTAGTGCCACCGATGACAGAGCTATCTATTACTGCTCCGTCTAAGTTCATAGCTACTGAAGTACCAGTAGAACTAAATAATGCGTCTACAGAGTCAAGATCATTATTAATCTTTGTACCCCAAGTATCAGTAGATGCGCCTACTTCTGGTTTGGTTAAGTTTAAATTCGTTGTAAATGTATCTGCCATAAAAAAATTCCTCTAAGCTGCGTCTTGTTCGCCTAAGTTTGTCCATGATGTGCTTGGATTAGTTTGTTCTGTCCAGGTTTCTTCTGCTACTATTTGATCGGTCCAAGTCTCACCAGGAACAATAATATCTTCCCATTTTAGACCACCAACTGCATTAAATCCACTTGTTTGTGCAATTACAGATGTTCCTGCTACTACAAGACCACCGATTGCATCAAAACCGCTTACTCCTGTTAATGTTGCTGAACCTGATACAGTAAATCTACCTGTAGCTGTCATGCTTGATACAGATGCTATTGTAGATGCACCACGGTCTATTTGTTTACCAGTAGCGGTCATACCAGAACTTGCTGATATGGTGGAAGAACCTAAATCAATTTGTGTTCCTACTGCTGAAGCACCAGATGTTGCTGATATTGTTGCAGCACCATCAAGTATTATTGCTCCAACTGCTGTAAATCCAGATGTACCAGCAATGGTAGATGCACCTGTAATTACAAATCTTCCTGTTGCTGTAACGCTTGAAGTTGCCGCTATGGTAGCAGAACCTAATACTGGAACTTCAACAGTTCCAACCGCTGTTACATTGGATGTTGCAGCAATAGTGGCTGCGCCAAAATGATATACAGGAGTTCCGTAATTGGACTTTCCGTATGTGTATAAGCCATAGCCTACTGAGGCCATGATATTACGCTAATGTTATATCTAAATCGCCAGCGTCAAATCTGAATACATCGCCTGAACTTACAGTCTTAGAAGCTGTTAAGTTTGCATAAGCCATTAGATTACCACTTGATGAGGCATCGAATATACCTACCGCAACGACTGTACCATAGTCTGCTGTAGCTGTTGGATATTCAACCGCAGCTGAGTTTGTTGCTGTGGTTGGGTTTGTACCAGATACAGTAAATGCAGCTGATTGTCTTGCATAAGCACCGCCTGATACTTCTGTACCACCACCTGTATCTGTAGGTGCTACAGTATACAAAGCAACATATAATGTTCCTGGTGCTGTATAAGCATTACCACCAAATACATGGTCTAATACTTTATCCTCTAAATAATCACTAAATCCAGCCATTTTATCTCCTAATTATTATTCCAATAATACATTTTTTTACCAGACTTGCCATAAGTTCTTCTTCTTTGTATTAGAGATCCTTTGCCAAATTCTGCTTTCTCTTGTTCCATTCTCATCTCTTCTAATGCTTTTTCAAATTGTGCTGTAAATAAAGGCACTCTTTCATCTTCCATTAGATAGATAGAAGCGTGTTTTAAAGCACCATATAAGTAAGCATCTGGATATCCTGTGGATATAAAGTTCGTTGTATTAGAACTGCTTAAAGCATCAATAGTGCCATAGTATGTTAATTGTAGCGTATAACTTGTGTCAGGGGTAGGTGCTAACTCTAATGAATTATCTACAATTGCATAATATATTGGTTGACCAGTTACATTGTTATTAGCTTTTCTATAGACATCTAGTGATTCTATAGACTGTTGAAACAATGGTCTAAAGTCATTTGATGTAATTTCTACATTAATAGCTTCTAACCAGTCTGTTGGTAATGACATATATTGCGCATCTGCTGTAGCTGTTGCTCGTTTAATCATATCCTTGGTTCTTAATCTTCTATTAAATTCACCTTCTGTTGCATCAATAAAAAAGTCTAACTGGTCTGTTAAATCTGACCTGTTTAAAAAATTTGCAATATTAGTTTTTAATTCATCGTATGTCATACTTTACCTTTCCATGTCCTAAAGGGTTTATTATCAGAATGGTTTAACCATTTCTTCCATTGTGCAGAATCCTTTGACCAACCTTCTCTGATTGCTTGTTGATATATTACCATTGGTACTTCTGCTACATGACGAAAATCTTTACCTGGTGCATTTTCAGATAACTGTTTTACATAGTCTAGTGTTGGTTGAATATTCTGTTTTGTCTGATAAACAACCTTATCATCTTCAGTTGCAAAGATAGATTGCAGTCCTGTCTTATGATCTATTAATGTAGTTTTTGCCATGTAGAGATTTTAGCACAAAAAAAAGGGAAGCCGAAACTTCCCTTAAAGCTTATTTAACTAAACTTATGATGTTGTTAAGTCTGCAACGACACCATGAGCAGCTTCATTAGATACTTCTAATCCGTACTCACAAATGATCATCTTAGTCTCAGCATCACCTATTGTTGAGATATCAATAGTTTGGAAATCTCTTAGGTATGACACTTTTGCAAACTCTGGATCTACTAACAACAATGATCTTTCTCTTGATCTGTTTGATGGAACGATTTTTAGTTCACCAAAGTCAGATGAATAGATTGATACTGAAGCTTCGACTGTGTTTGCATCAACAAATTGTCTAGCTTGTGTTCTACCTGTGAAAGCAGAAATCTTCTGCTTATTAACAGGACCACAGATTGCCATGTTAGGCTCTGCGCCACTAGCAAACATAAGTTGTAATACATCTTTTAATAAAGTTTCTGTTAATGCTCTTTGTGTTCCGTCTGTTGGAGCAGCACCGCCACCAGTAGAAGCACCGTTAGTTCCTCTTGAATCGTTAGTTGTAATCCAAGACTCGAAACCACCAG